ATTTCTTGGGATGAAGCTGGACAAAGATGGACTGGTAAAGACGATCAACAAAATACATTCGCTTGGTCACCTGACACTTCATCTTGGATTGCTACAGGCAATTAAGTTAAAAGATTTTTAAACAGGAGTAGTGACTTATGGGATCACCCAATGGCGGTATAATAGGAGTAATCAATCCAACATCGTTTGGAAAGTGTACTCAAACTATTGCTACAGGTTCAACTACATTAACCACGCAACCTGGAACTAGACTTGCTAATATATTAGTAGTAGCTGGTGGAGGTGGTGGAGGTGGAACTACTGGTGGTGGAGGTGGTGCTGGTGGTTTAATTTTATACCCATTTGCTCCTGTATGTGGAGCAATAGGTTATCCAATAGTAGTAGGAGGAGGTGGCGCAGCAAGTCCTCCTGGATGTAATGGAGCATTAGGGACAGATTCAACAGGATTTAGTTTAACAGCAAAAGGTGGTGGTGGAGGTGGACAAAATTCTCCAGCTGGAACTTCAGGAGGTTCAGGAGGAGCATCTGGAGGTGGAGGAGGAACTCAAACAAATCAAGCAGGTCAACCAGGAACACAACCTACTCAACCAGGAAATTCAGGAACATATGGATTTGGTAATTCGGGTGGAGCAGGTGGATCTAATCCTGTAACAACTAGTCCATCACAAACAGGAGGTGGAGGAGGTGGAGCAGCTGGAGTGGGTCAACCAGGTATAACACCTGTTAATGGAACAGCTGCGGGTGGGGCTGGAAAAGATGTAAGTCCATTATTTAGTTCACCAATACCTAATTCAGGAATTTATGCAGGTGGAGGAGGAGGTGGAGCTTGGGCAGGAAGATCATCACCACCTTGGACAGGAGCAGCAACTGGAGGTGGAGGAGCAGGTAAAAATACTGCTACTGGTGGAGATAATGCAACAGCTAACACTGGAGGAGGTGGAGGTGGAGGTGGAACATCAGGTGGGGCAACAGCAGGCGGAGCCGGCGGTTCGGGAATCGTTATCGTAAAAGAATTAAACAAGGCAACGGGTGTTTGGAATTTACAAGCTCAATTTAGAGCAAGGAAACAAGGAACGTGGGTTCAAGGATTTGCAGAAGTTGATGTAGATTATTTAGTCGTGGCTGGTGGTGGAGGTGGCGGAGTATGGGCAGGGGGAGGTGGAGCCGGAGGTTATCGTGCTTCAGCTTATGGGCCATCACCATTAAACTCTGGTTCAAAAATTTCATTAGCAGCAGGTTCAACTCCAATTACAATAGGAGCGGGTGGAACGGGAAATCCTGGTCCATCTATTTTATGTGGTGCACCATATGGAACTAATGGTAGCCCGTCTATATTTGCAACAATAACTTCTACAGGTGGAGGAAGAGGAGGATCTCCAGGAGCTGGATTTACTGGTGGATCAGGTGGAGGAGGTGGAGGTGCAGTGGCTGGAGCGGCAGGTAATACTCCTCCAGTTAATCCTTCACAAGGTAATCCAGGTGGAGATAGTGGAGGTTTCCCAGGTTATGGTGGCGGAGGAGGCGGTGGAGCAGGAGCAGCTGGAACAGCTGGAAATACACCAGGACCAGGAGGAGCAGGTGGAGCTGGAGTGCCAAATAATATTTCAGGATCAGGAGTATCTTACGCTGGAGGTGGTGGAGGTGGAGCGTCTGGATCAATTTCTGGTGGATCAGGAGGACCAGGATCTCCTTGCGGAACTGGAGGAGCAGGATCTGGAAATAGTACAGGAGGAGCAGGAACAACTAATACAGGTGGTGGAGGAGGAGCAGGTGGATATGCTCCAGGACAAGCAGGTGGTAATGGAGGATCAGGTATTATTATTATTAGAGCACCATCAACAGCTTCATTGTCGGTAAGTCCAGGAACAAACACAGTTACAACATTACCGGCACCAGCTGGAGGTTGTAAAGTTGCGACATTTACAGTTTCTGGAGATATAACAAATAGTACATTCGGCTAATTATTTACTCTTTACAAATCCTATAAAAATTATTATATAGTATTTAGAAATGAACTTACAGAATTACTATTACTATTTTCAAAGCGCACTCACACCTAGATTTTGTGATGAGTTAATTAAATACGGAATTTCTCAACAAGAACAATTAGCTCTTACTGGTGGTCAAACAACTAAAATTAATGAAGGTAAACCACTTGATGATAAAGATATAGTAGATTTAAAAAAGAAAAGAGATTCAAATATTGTTTGGTTAAATGATCGTTGGATCTATAAAGAAATTCAACCATTTATACATCAAGCAAATAGATTAGCTAATTGGAATTTCGATTGGGATTTTTCTGAATCATGTCAATTTACAAAATATGGTCCAGGGCAACATTACGGCGCCCACTGCGATTCATGGGAAGCACCATATGCAAATAAAGATAATCCAGATACATTTGGTAAAATTAGAAAATTATCTGTTACATGTTCCTTGTCAGATCCAAGCGAATATGAAGGTGGAGAATTAGAATTTCAATTTAGAAATCAAGATGATCCAACACCTAAAAAGAAATGCACAGAAATATTACCAAGAGGAAGTATTGTTGTATTTCCTTCTCACGTTTGGCATGAGGTCCGACCAGTTACAAAAGGAATAAGATACAGTCTTGTAATCTGGAACCTTGGGTACCCATTTAGATAATATGAAAACCGCAGAACAACAAAGACAATATAGAAGAGAACAATATCTTAAACATAAAGATAAAGAAAAAGAAACTAGAAGAAAATATTTAATTAAAAATAGAGAAAAAGTATTAGAAAAACAAAGAAAATATAATAAAGAAAATCCATTAAAACGTAAAAATTCAATATTAAAATATGAATATGGAATTACATTAGATCAATATAATAAAATGTTTGAAACACAAGAAGGTAAATGTGCAATATGTCAAAGACATCAAAATGAATTAACAAGAACTTTATGTGTTGATCATGATCATAAAACAAATAAAGTTAGAGCTTTATTGTGTGTAACTTGCAATACAGATGTTTCTGTAGTAGAAAACAGATTAGAAGAAATGACGAAATATTTAAATAAACATAGAAAGGACGTAAACTAATGGCAAAAACAGATCAATTAAATTCATCAATATATTTTAGTTCACCAGTATATTCTATTGAAATACCTGAATGGGTAGATGATGCAAATAAAGTTTGTGATAAATATATTAAAGAAGCTAAAAAGAATAATGCTAAAGCAATTAAAGAACGTGAAAAGAAATTAGGTAAAAAAATAGGCGATCATGGAATGAGTTATCATTCTACATCATTAGTAGGAGATCCTGCTTTAAAAGAATTACAAGAATATATTGGTTCAACTTCATGGAATATTTTAGATCATATGGGTTATAATTTAACTAATTATGAATTATTTTGGACTGAATTTTGGGTACAAGAATTTGGTGAAAAAGGTGGTGGACACCATGAAGGTCATATACACTACGACAATCATATATCTGGTTTTTATTTTTTAAAATGCAGTGAAAAGACTTCAATGCCAGTATTCCACGATCCACGTCCAGCTAAACTTATTACACAGTTACCATTAAAGAATGAAACTGAAATAACATTAGGAACTCATCAAATTCATTACAGACCAAAACCAGGAACGATGATATTCTTTCCTGCTTATATGGAACATCAATATGTAGTGGATGATGGTGTAGAACCATTTAGATTTATTCATTTTAATCTACAAGCTGTGAGAAAAATGATTACAGATACTGTAAGAGTACAAACAAAAGAAGAAAACAAAAAGGAGAAAAAATGAGTTTTAAAAAAGATAAGTATGTAGTTATTAAAGAAGCAATATCGGAAGATCTTGCAAAGTTTTGTTATGATTATTTCATGATGAAGAAACAGGTCGCGCGCACGATGTTTGATAATAAATATATTTCACAATTTACTGAATACTTTGGTGTATGGAATGACCAACAAGTTCCAGATACCTATTCACATTATTCTGACATTGTAATGGAAACATTACTTGTCAAATTACTTCCAGTAATGGAAAAAGAGACATCTCTTAAATTAAACCCCAATTATTCTTATGCTAGGA